CGGACCATCGCCTTCGTTCTTGTCCTTGATGATCTCCTGCGCCATGATGTCCGTCAGCTTCTTGAGGTTGACGGGATCTAGGTACAGGTCTAACTGATATTTCTGGCTCATTTCGTTGGGCCCAGACGCCTCAGTAAGGCGTGCCCATTTAGCGGTACCGTCGAGCACGACGGTGACGCCTTCCTTGAAGTCACTCATGGAATTGGTTTTGAATTAAAAAAAAGTAGAGAGGGTAAGCATCCAGCCCGAGTCTTGGTCGGGTACTCTAGAGGCCGCTGCAGTGGTTAGGCAGTCGGTCTCGGCTGACACGCCCGAAGGTCACGCGCAGGCTGTCCAGAGATGCGCAGCGCTAGGCGGCGCGCCTCATCGAAGCTCTTAGCGTAGACTACGACAGGCGGGTAGCTGTTGAAGTACACGGTCCAAGTCACTGGTCTAGATGTTTTCGATTAAAGCGATGAGCAGATGCCCTGCGACGATCATGCCGAAAAGGGCGAAGCCGATGATGGTCCACATGAAGATGCGGGCCGTCTTGTTATTTAGGATGTCTTCTGTCGTTTTCACTTTCTTGGGGTGTGTTAGTAATTGATACCCCAAATATAGTAAAAAACTAATAACTCGTACAGTTCTCCACAAAATTACCAATTTCGTGGAGCCTTTGCTCAAGTTTGGCTGCTTTACTCTGTTAATAACTCAGGAGCCTCTTGAGCCAGACGATGGCTGTGAGGACGAAAGCCAGCACGGTGAGGGGCATGAACCACCACGGCGTCGGGTCTTTCTTGGTGATCGTCTGCACTGGCAGCGCCACCTCTTTCGTGATGTAGACGGTATCGGTCTGGCACTCGCCAGCGACGAGGAGGGTATCGTGCTTGCGGACGATCTGTACCTTTAGGCGGTCCTTAAAGAGCGTGATGGTATCGGCAGGCTTGGTGACGATCACCGTATCGATGCGCACCTCTGGCACGATCACAGTATCGCGCACGGTGACGGTCTGCAGGATCGGCTCCAGTGGCTTACAGCTGGCGAGCAGCAGGACGGATGCCAGTAGTGCGGTGCGCATGCTTAGCGGCCTTGACCTTTGTAGGGCTTAGCGTAGTTCTTGCTAGCCTTGTTAGAGCTCTGGCTCTTGGCGTGCTTGCCGCGCTTGCGGCTCTTGGAGACGTAGCCAGCGGAGGCCGTCTGTGCTTTAGCCTTTGCCATCTTTCGGATCTTTGATAAAGAGCAGCGGCAGGGCGATCGCAAAGAAGCCACCTACCTCTGAGAGGCTAGCCATACCTATCGCCACCAGAACAAGGGCCGCCACCATAAGGCCGAGGCCTACGGTGGTGGTCTTCCAGTTGACGAAGATGAGGTCGATGAGCTTGTCCTTCATCACTTGTTACCCTTGAGCAGTTGCTTGCGGTGGCGGATGTCGAGGATGGCCTTGTAGATCAAGAAGCCCGACAGGACGATCGCGAAGATCGAAGCCAGAGCGCTGAGGATCGGGTTCACGTTCAGCGTCAGGACGCCGACAGCTGTCGATACCCAAGTGGCGGCAGTTCCTTCTCCCTGAGTCATGGCTTAGAGTTCAGTCGGTGGTACTGGCGGCTGGCAGTATGCTGCCTCTGGGTTCGCTGCGCAGAAGTCGGCAGCGTATGCTTGCTCCCATCCAGCGAAGATATGAACGCCGCAAGGCTCGGGCCATACGGTAGAGGGGATGAACTCAGCGATCGGCTCATCTTGCCAGAGGACGTCTACAGCATACATCGGCGACGTCGCCTCGCAAACGGGCATACCCTCGGCGTCGGTTCCCCACGCGGTGCAGAGGTGACCGAGTTCAACGACGGCCACGACGAGGTCGGTGTTCCACGTTGTGACGGGCGTTCCGTCGGGGCCTTCGGTTGTGGTTTCGATGGCGGCCTTCAATGCGGGCCACGCGGCGGGATCGGTTTCGTACTTGCGGAAGGTCATAGGTTAGAGCGTTGTGAGTTCGATGGCTTGCTGATCCGTGAGGGCGAGTTGAAAAGCCAGCGCTTGGTTTACCCTCATTTTTGGGTAATAGGTAGAACTAAAACCCCAAAAAATTGACGATAAAGAGAGCGCAGTCGTGTCGGTTACTTGAATACTCGGCGATAATTTGACGCCGTTCACAAATGCATCAATCACTCCAGCGGTACGTTTTACCGCCAGTTTGAAGTTTTGGTTTGCCCTTATAATACTGAACGATTCGAACTTTCGCCCCGTGTTTGTGTCTAATACTATGCGGCCGTTGCTGGCTGTTATGTCCATATACCATCCCGAAGTACCGCCACCGAAAAGCATCCCGCTATCAAGCAGAAGCCCGTCAAAGAAAAGGGTAAAATCGTTGAGCGTTTGAGCCGTTCCCAAATTAAGAGGCCCCTCCGCCACCCTCGTCACCGCGGTACCGAGCGTCGGGCCGATGTAGGACGTGGCGTAGGCGCCCGCTTCGAGTTGTGCGCCCCAAATGTATAGACCATCCGTACCGCTTGGCGTCCACTCTTGTGCGCCGTTTGCGTTGGCCACGCCAATTACGTTGTAAATCGTTTTCGTTGATGCGGCCGTGTAAGTTACCGAGCAACGATACCAGCCGTTTCCGTATGGTGTGATGGTTGGGTTCCCGCCTTGGCTTGTGCCTATGGTTCCAGTTGATAAATTGAACCAAGTATTTACTTCGGGTGAATCGTCGTCAAGTCGTAAAGTAAGCCAATTTTTTTCTCCCGCCTTTGCGAATACGCTAAAAGTATAGGTTCCGCTTCCGCTTGTTGATCCGTAATTTATGTGCCGAGAATTTCCACCCGTAGCGTACATTTTATCTGCGCCGTTGTAGCCGTCGGGTGCCGTTGCCGCGTTGCTTGTAATTCCAGCGCTGATTAGATTCCATCCGCTTGCGTTAAAACTCTCGGAATTTACTTGTACATTCGACCTCTGCGGCTCCAAAAGTAGGCGACCGCAGTCGGAACCGAGGTAATCGAGGCGAGGGGTACCACTCACGGGGCCGACCGATACGGCGGCCGTCGTTGTGGCGATGTAGTCGGTTGCGATGTCGCCAAACTCCACTTGGGCGAAGGCCACGTCGACCGATGTGGCCGTCGTTCCCGTGCGGTTACACACATAAAAAGTAAAGCCATCGCGAGCGCCAGCATTAGCGCCTCCGATACTATATCGCGTCCACGTTGAGGTGAGGGTAATAGTTGTGATGTAGAAAAAATAATTACCACTTATGCCGCGCTCCAAAGCGATGCCAATAGTTCCACTACCTTTTAGCCAGACGGAACCGATTATCGGTTCCGCCCCTATGGTCATAGGATTGTTATACAAAGCGATCCCAGCCGATAGATTACCACTTGGTATGCTTGAAATCGTTACCGCAGTCGTTCCGCCGTTTGGATCGGTTACGCCACCAGTTCGTACGGCTGAGCCAAGTAATGACCAACCCCCGACAAAAGCTTGGCTATATCGGCAGTAGTTCGTCCGCACCTTCTCGATGTACCCGTTCGGCCCCACTCGGGTCGCGGACGATGCGCGCGTGAACGTGAGGTCACCCGTGCCGTCGGTCGGTTTGATAGAGTACGTCTTGCCGTTCTTTATCGCGGCGGGGATATATACTAGTGAGGCGTCTGAGAAGTAGCTCATGGTCTGCTCTGGATAGGTTGGAGCCCTTGCATGATGCAGGGGTTAGATGCGATCTCTGTCGCGCCATCTGCTTGAGCGCGAGCGATAAAGTCAAGCATGACCACGCTACCAGCACCGCGGCCGTAGTAGAACAGTTGGAAAAATTGCTTCTTGGTCATGTTACTAGGTATAAAGATACGAAAAAAGCCGAACGAAGTGAGGCTATTAAGGCGCTAAGTACAGCGGCATAAGGTAATTAACGCCGCCAATTGTCACTGGTAGCCACTTGGATGGTGCTCCCATGATGGTGCCAGAGTTGTCACCGAAGACAGCCGTAAAGCTCTCGCCTTCCGTTGTCGCTGGGTTCTCGGTGGTAGTGGTCAAGATGTCGCCCAGCTCTACGTTCTCCCAGCGTCCCGATGCCGTGCGAGCCAGTAGCTCCTTCTCGGTTGGTGATGAGATCTGCACGTCGTGGCTTTCGGCGAGGTAGGTGCCTGCCGTTGAGCGCACAGCGATGGTGCCGTTACTTGCCGACTTAATGACAAAGGCCACAGGTAGCTTAAGGTTCGGAGCCTGCGGCTCGGTATCGCTCAGCGCGCCTGCCACGTTCTCGTCGATGTAGAGTACATCGCCCTCGTTCCATGCGGTAGTATTGAGGCCTCTGATCTTGCCGCGAGATACGACGTAGCCATCGCCACCGTTATCTATGGTCGACTGCGTGATGCCTAGGAAATACTTGGCGTTGATGGTGCCGTCTGCGATCATCTTGGAGATCAACAGCTGGCCGCTAGATCCAAGCGTTCCAGAGGCGTAGACGGGCGTGCCTGCGTCGATGGCTGCGCCTGTCTGGTTCTTTACGAAGAAGATGCTCTTCTCGTTTAGGTCAAGCGAGATGCCGTCGATGCCGCGCACCGCTGCCACTGCTCCGTCTGGGTCCCAGTAGAAGGCTCCCGCTGGCTCGCCGTTGGGGGTAAAAGTGGTATCTAGCTGGACGTAACTGGTGGCTGTGCGGCCGTCGACGTCTAGCGTGCTGGCCATGGTCACCGCGCCAGAGGCTGCCAGCGTGGTGACCGATGTGGCCTCGGCGTTGAGGGTCTGCATGTCGGCCTCGCCGTAGATCACGGCGGACTTATTTGCGCCACCCGCGAGCAGGAGCGTGACCGCTGCGACCACCTCGTCGAAGGCCTCAAAGGTGCCGCCATCTGCCAGCACTCGCGTGCGGAAGTTCTCCACCAGCGAGGTGGTGCCTATTACGGCGGTCTTGCTCACGACGTTATCAAGCACGACGTCTGCGGCGGTGACGTCGCTGGCCACTACGTTGGCAAGCGTGGTCTCACCTGTGACGCCCAGCGTGCCTCCGACCGTCTGGTTACCAGTTACAGCTGCACTGCTCAAGGTGCTGGCACCTGCTGACAGAGTACCTAAGGTGCTGGCTCCGCTCACGCCCAGCGTCGTGGTGACGGTGGCGCTGTTGAGCGTTGAAGCTCCTGCGCTGAGGGTTCCGAGCGTTGAGGTGCCCGTAACGCCCAGCGTGCCTCCGACGGTTTGGTTACCAGTTACAGCTGCGCTGCTCAAGGTGCTAGCGCCTGCAGACAGAGTGCCTAAGGTGCTCGCTCCTGTTACGCCTAGAGTGGTGGTAACTGTAGCGCTGTTGAGCGTAGAGGCTCCTGCAGACAGAGTGCCGAGCGTTGATGTACCAGTGACGCCAAGCGTGCCGCCGACTGTCTGGTTACCAGTGACAGCTGCGCTGCTTAAAGTAGATGCGCCAGCAGACAGAGTGCCTAAGGTGCTCGCGCCTGTTACTCCTAGAGTTCCGCCGACCGTCTGGTTACCAGTGACAGCTGCGCTGCTTAGAGTAGAAGCTCCTGCAGACAGAGTACCGAGAGTGCTGGCTCCAGTGACGCCGAGCGTAGTGGTTACCGTTGCGCTGTTCAGAGTTGAAGCGCCTGCCGACAGAGTGCCGAGCGTTGAGGCTCCAGTGACGCCAAGCGTGCCGCCGACTGTCTGGTTCCCAGTAACAGCTGCGCTGCTTAGAGTTGAAGCTCCTGCTGAGAGCGTTCCCAGAGTGCTGGTACCCGTAACGCCCAGCGTGCCTCCGATCGTCTGGTTACCTGTGACGGCTGCGCTGCTAAGAGTAGAAGCTCCTGCACTCAGAGTTCCGAGCGTCGAGGCTCCAGTGACGCCAAGCGTGGTGCTGATCGTTGCGCTGTTCAGAGTTGAAGCGCCTGCCGACAGAGTGCCAAGAGTAGAGGCTCCCGTTACTCCTAGAGTGCCTCCGACTGTCTGGTTCCCAGTAACAGCTGCGCTGCTCAGAGTTGAAGCTCCTGCACTCAGCGTGCCGAGCGTTGAGGTTCCAGTAACGCCTAGCGTGCCGCTGATGGTGGCGCTGTCCAGAGTGGTAGCGTCTGCGGTCAGATCTCCGACGGTGGTCGTTCCTGCGCTGAGCGCTCCAAGTGTGGTGCTGCCAGTGACGCCCAGCGTGCCGCTTACTGAGGCGCTGCTGAGTGTAGAGGCTCCAGCTGTGAGCGTGCCGAGAGTAGAGGCCCCAGTTACGCCCAGCGTGCCGCCGACCGTCTGGTTACCCGTCACGCTGCTCGACGCCAGAGTAGATGCACCTGCAGACAGAGTGCCCAGAGTGCTGGCGCCAGTAACGCCAAGCGTGGTGCTGATCGTGGCACTGTTAAGAGTAGAGGCTCCTGCGCTGAGCGTTCCTAAAGTAGAGGCACCAGTGACGCCGAGCGTGCCGCCGACGGTCTGGTTGCCAGTGACGCTGCTGCTGGCGAGAGTTGAGGCTCCTGCGCTGAGCGTGCCAAGAGTAGATGCTCCCGTTACGCCGAGCGTGGTGGTCACCGTTGCGCTGCTCAGAGTAGAGCTGCCAGCGCTGAGCGTGCCGACGGTGGTAGATCCGTCGACGGTGAGGTCGTTCGTAACGTCTAGATCTGTTACGTCGATGGTGCCCACGATGGTGGTATCGCCGTCGACGGTGAGGTTCTGCTCTACGGTGAGATCCTGCTCGACGTCAAGAGTGCCCAGCACCTTGCCGCCAGTGGCTACCTTCTGGAAGGGACCGAGCGCTTGGTTCTCGCTGTCGATGACCATGCCAGCCACGCGGCCGACCTCGAAGTCGTTCGGTGAGCTGCCGCTTGTGGTGGTAGCTCCGCTAAGGGGTACGCGGTCCAGTACGTCGATCTCGTCGAGCTCGGTGACGCTCGTGCGGATGCGCTGGATGGCATACATCTCGCCGTCCCACTCGTCCATGCGAGCGCTAAAGGTTCCGCCTGTGCGCAGGTAGGCTGTGCTTTCAAACTGCAGGCGCGAGCTGAAACCATACGAGCCGATGAGGTTGCCGTTATAGCGCTCGATCGGGCGAACGTGCAGCGCCAGTGCTTCAGAGGTCAAGAGCTTGAGGATGCGCAGGCCAGTGCCTGTGCTTCCCTTGCGCCAGAGGCTTGAGCCTACCCAGCTGGTGCCGTTGTAGACTGCGAGGTGGCCCGTCTGCGGCGGCCCTTCAGCGAAGAAGACGTCACCTAGCTCGAGCGTGAGCTGCGAGTCGATGCCTGCCTCGTTATTTACCGAGCTGAAGATTGTGCCCGCGTTGGACTGGTTGCCGCCGTTGATGATGTTGAACAGCATCGGGGCGTCGATGTTCGCGCTCGTGTAGTTGTACTGAGCGTTCGTAGCCATCACGCGGATGCTGTCTAGCTGGATGGTGATGGCCAGCAGGCCGCTCGTTGGCAGGTCCTGCGTGATGATCTGTACCGTTTCGGAGATCGTGGCGTTCTGGTTGGCGATGTAGTTGACTGCCTTGAGGTCGAAATAGTAGAAGCCAGGCACCGTGCTCCATCCTTCTGCGGTGTACATCAGTGGCGCGGTGGTGCCGTTGAAGCTACGGCCGTAGTAGTAGATGACGCCGTTAGCATCTTGCAGCGCGATGGTAGCGCGCAGCAGCGGCATCAGCCCTGCGGCGGTGCTTGCTCCTTTGAAGCTGAAGTTAAAGGCTGCAGTACCTATGCCCAGCTGTATGCCTGCGCCTCCCGCCATGAAGCCGCCAGTAAAGACTGGGCTGGCGTTGGTGTACCTCCAGCCTCCAAAGAAGCCGTAAGGGTTCAAGAACTTCTGGATGTAGTTGATCTGGGCCTTCCGCATAGCAGGCAAGAAGTCCCAGTTATTACCTGCCATCCGAGCGGCGTAGGTAGTCTGGTCGAGAACGATGTCATCGCTCACTAGCGTGCGGCTGATGGCGGTGCCGCCGTAGGTGTAGCGGCTGACGTAGCGGCTCGAAGATGCACGCTGCGCATATTGCTCAAGGATCCATCGGCCGTTAGAGAGGTAGATGCGCCCAGCGAAGAGCGTCGCTACCTGACGAAGGGCCTCGAGTCCGTTATTGTAGACGAGGTTATTATCTGAGTCGTAGCTCTGTAGCAGGCCTGCGTCCACTGCCGTCAGGTACAAGGGGTCCGTGCTGGTAGAGTAGGTGTGTTGTGTGGTTTCCCACCAGTCGGCAGAACACTCCAAGAAGGTGGCATCTGACTCCCAGAGGTCGTACAGTCCTGCCAGCTTGAGCGCGTTGATCACTAGCTGCGTGATGCGCGTCAGGCGCAGGCCGCCCTGATCTATGTCGTTCGCGACGTCGTAGTCTATATTGGCGAGCTTCCCGAGTCCGTCGGTGGCAGTGATCTGGAAGATGTAAGGCTGCGAGACGTCCTCTACCTGCACGAGGTCTTGAGTGATCCATCCAGCCCAGTAGAGCGAGTACCCGTCGGGGCCACCTAAAGCATCTACTGCATCCAGAAGGCAGACGCGTCCTTCGATGGTTCCGCCGTCAGCCTGAACGCGCTCCTCGAAGTCAGCCACTGCGATGGCGGAGCCCTTGCGGTAGACAGCTACGCGGAAGCGGTTCTCTTGGAACGTCTTGAGCGTGTTTATGAACGTCTCGAAGGTGGCGTTCTCAGAGTAGCAGCCGAAGGTCAGCTTCGAGCTGACGATCGGGCTGATGATGTCGTCGGTCTCTCCGTCGTATGTCAGCTGAAAGCCGCTGCCGTCGACCTTGAACTCAGAGCTCGGAGCAGCGCCCCAGCTCGAGTCATGTATTTCGATCTTGTAGATATTGCCCTCTGAAGAGCTAAACTCGGAGTAAAGTCGTACACTCATGCCATCAGCTTAGAAGCCACGGTAACGGCTTCGCTGGCGGTCTGCGCGCTCACTGCTGAGCAGGATGTCAGAGCCTTGGATGCGTCCCGTGACGGTTACGTTCCCTCCGTTCATAAATGAACCGAGTCGATCTAGTGGGATCACGGCCTCAGGTCCGCCACCTTCGCCGACCATCGCCAGCGTGGGACCTGTAACGATGCCGCCCTCTGCGAGCATCGGGATGCCTGTCATCTTGCCGAAGATGCCCTTCGCCAGTGAAGCACCAGAGAGCAGGTCGCCGCCAGAAGACAGGGCGAAGCCGCTCGGGAAGATGGCGCTCAGTGCGATGGCCAGCACGATGGCTGCCGCAGCTGCTGCGAGGAGTCGGGCGATCATCGCCTTCATCATATTGCCGAAGACTTTCAGGAAGCTCTCGCCGTTCACGATGCTGGCCTCGAAAGCCGTCTGCAGGCTGTTGGCGAAGTCGTCGATAAAGAAGCGAGTCACATCTAAGGCGTTCGCGCTGGTCTTTGCCAGAAGAGGTACCTGCTCGTTAAGTCCTGCGAAGGCACCAGTAAGCTCCTCGAAGTCTGGCTCGAGTCCGTTCATGGTGAACTGCAGCTTGGCCAGTGACTCGTCGAGAGTCAAAATTTTAGCGTTTGGCTCAAGGAGTCCAGCAGTCACCTCGGCCATACTCATATTGAAGAGGTCAAGCACTGGAGGCATATCGGCGAGGTCCATCTTCAAGATGGCTACCTTGCGGCTGTAGGCATCCATAGCCTCGAGCTGTTTCTTCTGCTCGTCGGTCAGTACGCGCACGCTCTCGGTCTCATCCTCTACGACCTTAGTGCCTCCAGAGCGGATGTTCTTGAGGTCCTCCTCTGAGGCGCCGAGCGCCTTGAGGATGTCGTTCCGCTCTTTGGTGATAAAGTTCAGCTCGCCCTCAGTCTGTGCCAAAAGTGAAGCACGACCGTCCACAGCCTTGAGCGCGTTAACGAGCTGCATGTAGGAGCCGAAGACGCTCTTGTTAGTGAGCTGTCCCTTCTTTTTGATGTCGTACTCTTTCAGCAGCGCACGGGCGTGCTGCTCGAGCGTCATGTTACTGGCGTCGACTTGGATGTTCTCGTCTTGCTGGAACTCAGCGATCTGCTTAGACAGCGCTACCTTGTTCTCTCCGAGCTTGTTAATCATCTCGCCACGCTTCTCGGCGATCTTGTCCAGCTTCTCTTGGCTGGCCATGATCACGGCGCGGTTGATGAGCTCCTTGTTCAGAGCTTCCATCGCGCCCTTCACTTCCAGAGTGCTGGACTTCTCGGCGTCGATGTTACCCAGATAGTCGGGGTACTTTGTCTTGAGCTCGTCGATGATCTGCTGCTTCCGCTCTAGTGGCGTATTTGACGCCTCTAGCTCGACGCTAAGGGCAGCGACGCGCTCGGCCTCTTCTTGGTACTGCTCGCTGAGCTTAGTGCCCAGTAGGTCGGTGACCACATTGAAGATGCCTGTCATCTTTTCGAGCATCGGACCTAGTACGGCGTTGATGCCCTCACCGATCGCCATCTTCACGTTATCGAGTGAAGCCTTGAAGGCAGCTGCGCGGTCTGCCGTTGAGGTGAAGGCAGCGCCAGCTGAGCCCATCTCTTCCTTCGCGATCTTCGCGACGGCAGCAGTCACCTGCCCGATGCTCTGCGCTTCTACAGCTGCGCCCTTGAACTCGTCCTTCAGGCGCGTGGTGCTGATGCCAAGGTTATCGAGGATCATCGGGCTCTTACGTCCGATACCCGTGACGATAGAGTTAACTAGGAAGTCGACGCTCTCGCCAGTCTCTTGAGCTCGGCGGCTGGCGAACTCCAGCAGTGTGCTCATCTCCTTCATCGGGATGCCGAAGTTCTGGGCCTTGACAGCCGCAGTCATAAGCTCGAGGTCGTTGGTGGTGCCTCTGGTAGCCTTGCGGAGATCGTCCAGAAGCGAAGGATCTGCGAAGCGGTTGAAGGCGTTCTCTACGCCCTCCATACGGCCAGCCATCTCAGAGGCCTCTGCTCCGAACTGAACGATCTGATCGGTGATAAACGCAGCGCCGATGGCCTTACCGACCATGCCGAAGCCCTTCGACAGATCTGAGATACCTCTGTCGATATTGCGCAGTGAGGACCTGAAGTCCTTCAGGTCCGCGCCGATCTTAAAGTTAATACTAGAGAGTGATGCCAAGGCTAGATGCTTCGGTTAGTAGTTCTCCAAAGTTAACACTTTTTGGCGTGACTTTGGGCTTCTTTTCCCAGTTGAACTTCACTAAGTCTGTGGGCTTTATGGGCTTTTTAAGGTGTGGCGAGATGGTGGTCGAGACCATCCAGCGAGCACGCTCCCACTGGTCCTGCATCATCATCGACTGCTGCCGAGTCCAGCCCTGCACCTTATTGCTGAAGACTCTCGGCGTGAGGTCCATCAGCTCGTCGTAGGTCATGCCCATCTGCCCGAGCGCTAGCGCCTCGAGATCGTCCCAGCTCAGCGGGTCGCCTTCTACTGCTGAGCTGCTTCCTGCCCCCCCTTTGCGGCGAAGGCTCGGGTAAAGATCTCGATGCACTTCTGCAGTGCAGTCTGGTCATCATCCAAAAGATCGGCCACCTCGTCGATGCCCAGCACGAAGGTCATCTTCTCTGCACGGTGGCCGTCCTTCAGTCCCGCGTACATCAGAGCGATGGCGTGGTCGAGGCTGATGCTGTCGCTCAATATGCTGAGCTGCTCGAGCGTTAGGCCAGTTTGAGCGGTGAAGATCCTGAGGGCGTTGAAGCCGTACTTCACGGGCATCTTCTTGCCCTTTATGTCGATGTATTCTACCATGCCTCAAAGATATAAAAAAGGCGCCCCGATTGGAGCGCCCTCATGCTTAGGCTGTTAGGCCTTAGGCGTTGGTTGCCTCAGTCAAGGCGCCAGCGCCCTCGAAGCTCACAGAGTAGGTCACATTATCCTCAAAGCCAGAGTCTTGGCTCACAGCGGTAACGTAGGCTAAGCCAGAGTAGACCTTCTCGCCAGTTCCAGCAGAGCCGAACTTTACAGTCACAGCCGTGCGGCTGTTCAAGAAGCCGTAGATATCGCTGATGGTCTTCTTGCCTGTTACGTTGAAGCAGACGAGACCGTCCGCGCTCAAGCTCCAAGACTTCAGACCTTCAAGAAGTTCACGCCAGCCAGCGCTGTCCTTATTGGTGGTCTCGCGCACGTCCATGCTCACGCTCAAAGAGGCGCTGGTAGCACGGGCGATGTTCGAGTAGGTAGCGCCAGCATCTGAAGAGATGGCGAGAACTACATCGGTTGAGTTCATGATAGCAGTAGATGCAGCCATGGTATTATGGTTTTAGTGGTTTAACAGCCACGAAGCCTTTGGCCTCAAGCTGCTCGGCGATGCCGACAGGTACTTCGACAGAAGAGCCCGCCTTGATGGTGTGCTCTCTGACGATCTCCCAGTCTTTCGCCAAAATGATGATTTTAGTCATAGTCGAACTATTCTAAAGGTGAAGTCCGCCTGCACTCCAAAGTACTCGTCGGTATCTGAGTAGATATCTCGCTGAGTTTCGTAAGTACAA